GTAGTGACCAATTAGAAACACCGACAGTGGTTTCTAATTTATCAGATATACCCGAAGGAAAAGAGTTATTTAAGTACGAACAAGACCCAATTAGTAGTATTACAAAAGATTACACTGTAATTGTTTTTCTGCAAGGAGGAAGCTCTTCAGAGTATTCTTTAACACATGAAGTAAAAAATGATATTTCAACAGGAACAAATTTTGTGTATACTTATTTTGATGCAACAAGAAGTCCATTAGAATTTCCAATTGTTTGGAATAACAATCTTGGAAACAATTTGGACTGGTTGAATTCTGCTGGCGCTAGTGTAGAATGGAGTGGTGAATGACAATACCAAATACATTTGCTGATAGAAGTCAAGCTATACCTCTGGAAGACTTGGATGAAAATTTTAGTTATTTTGAAATAAGAGAAAATGGTATCGCAATTGCCGCTAACACACCGACATATGTTGCAAACTCCGGATTTATTCAAGCAAATTCTTCTTATGACCACGCAAATGCAGCGTTCGATCATGCAAACTCTGGATTTATTCAAGCCAATGCTGCATTTATTCGTGCGAATAATTCATTAAACGCCAATAGTGGTGGTAGAGTTACGGCAAATGTTGTTGTCAATGCAAATTTACAAGTAGCAAACGTACATACTAATACATACATTAGTTTTTCAAATACATCGTTAGTGTCTTATAACAATTCGGGCATTGCAAATGGAGAGATAGAATTTTTTAATAACAGTTTATTTGGAACAGTGGACACAACCCAAGGAAGAGGTTTTATTCCTGTTGTACAATATAGATATCTAAGTTCAAATTCTGCTTATAACATTAGCACAGCACAGTTGCCATTTATGGGCAACGCAAACGGTGCGATATTGACTACGGACAGTGCATATGAAGTTGAATGGAATTTATATTTTTTAAAGTCTACTGCCGGAACAGTTACATTTAGCATTCGAACAAGAGACCCAGTTGGTGGTGGCGCAGTTAATCCTCAATTAATTAACGCAAATTATCAGGGTAATAGAATTGATGTTACTTCAACTTCACTGTTTATGAACGCCGCCGGACGTATAGTTAGTACAGCAGATCCTACTGCATTACCAGCAACTGTATCTTTAACTGGTGGAGCACAATATTATTTTACGGTGAAGGCTTTTATAATTACAAATGCTGCTACTGTTGGAAACTGTTATTTGGGAATCGCTACAAGTGCTGGACTTGTAACGCCTAACGTTGGAAGTTACATGAAAGTCACAAAACTGCCGTCACCAAACACAGGCTTATGGTCTTAATTTTATAGGAAATAATATGCCAGCAGCTACAAGAGTAGGAGATTTAGATGTTACCCATTGCTCACCGTCAGTAAGGGCAGTCGGCTCAGGTAATGTATTCGTTAATGGCATTCCATGGAGTTGTCAATCACATGTAAATACTGTTCATCTTTTGCCTGGGTCTCCATGTCCAGCACATTCTGCACCAATATCATCTGGTTCGTCAACAGTAAAAATAAATGGATTAGGAGCGGGTCGTGTTGGTGATGCTATTTCTGGATGTACTTCAGTAGCACAAGGTTCTTTTAATGTATTTGCTGGAGGTTGAATAAATAAGCAATGGCAACGACAATAACATCAAATAATCCAAGAATATCATCAGAAAGAGGATATAAAGACTTGGATTTAAACTTTAATATACATCCTGTCAAAAAAGATATTACTAAGCATGTTAATGAATATGCAGTTATAAATTCAGTCAAAAACTTAGTTTCTTTGAATTTTTTTGAGAAACCATTTAGACCAGAAATAGGAAGTGGTTTACGTTCGTTGTTATTTGAAAATATTGATACGATTTTATCATCCAGAATTGAGAGAGCAATAGAAGAAGTTATATTGAATTATGAACCCAGAGTGAGCGTTTCTAGTGTAAATGCAACAGCGTATCCAGACGAAAATCGATATAATGTAACGATGACTTTTTTCATAATCAATAATCCAAATCCAATTACAATTGATTTCTTCTTAGAGAGAATTAGATAAAAATGGCAGACCGTCTAAGAGTAACAGAGCTTGATTTTGATACAATCAAGCAAAATTTAAAAACATTTTTAAATCAGCAGTCTGAGTTTACTGACTATGATTTTGAGGGTTCTGGCTTGAACATTCTATTAGATGTTCTTGCGTATAATACACACTATCAAGCTTACTATCTAAACATGGTAGCAAATGAATCATTTTTAGATACAGCACTTCTTCGTGATTCTGTTATTTCACAAGCAAAAGTTTTAGGATATGTTCCATATTCACGTAAAGCACCAAGGGCGATAATAAATTTCACAGCAAACACCAGTTCAAATGCAGTAGCTACTTTAACTATTCCTAAAGGTTATAGATTTTTATCGGAGCAGGTAGATGGCGTAAGCTATGGTTTTGTCACACTTACAGAAACAAAAGTCACTAAAGCAAATAATGACTTTACTTTCCTCAATTTACCTATTTACGAAGGCCAGTTGGTAACATATAGTTATACGCATAATGAATCAACAAATCCTAAACAAGTGTACACACTTCCTGATACTGAAATCGACACGACAACAATTTCAGTAACAGTTCAACCATCTCCTTCAAATACTGATATAACAGTTTATAGCTTGGCAACAGATTCGAGTAATACAACAACTAAATCCGAAGTTTTTTATTTACAAGAAGGAAAATCTCAGCAATATGACATTTATTTTGGAAATAATGTTATAGGTAAAAAATTACCAGATGGTGCTATTGTCACTGTACAATATGTTGTAACAAATGGAGAAGCTGCAAATAAAGCCAATAATTTTGTTGCGACTGAAACTTTAGTAGATTCTTTAGGTAATACACAAACGGATTTTATTATTAATCCTATTAATTCTGCATCCGGTGGAGCTGAAAGAGAATCGGTTGATAATATTAAATTTGCTGCTCCTCTTTTGTATACTACACAAAATCGCTTAATAACTTTTTCTGATTATGAAGCTTATATTTCTAAAAATTATCCTGCCGTGGATTCTGTTTCTGTGTGGGGTGGGGAAGATGAAAGTCCACCAAAATTTGGAGTTGTCTATATTGCGTTAAAACCAAAAGATGGATATTTCTTATCAGATAACGAAAAACAAAGAATAATTGATGAGATTATTAAACCAAAAGCAATCGTGGCAATACAAACAGTTATTCGTGAGCCTGAATATTTGTATTTAAAAGTTTTATCAAATGTTAGATATTCGGCTAAAAAAACGACCTTAACTGAAGACCAATTAAAAACTTTAATTAGAAATTCTATTTTAACTTATAAAACCACAAACTTGGATAAGTTTGGAGCGCAGTTTATTTTATCAAGGGTACAAGATACTATAGATAAAGTTGATACGAATTCAATTATTGGTTCTAGCGTTTCTGTACTTTTACAGAAAAGATTTACACCTTCATTAAATAAATCAACTCCATATGTAATTGATTTTAGTGTTCCCCTACGCAGAGGAACTATTGGCAATAAATTAACCTCAACGTATTTTACTGTTGTTGATTCTCAAGGTATAGATAGATCGGTTCAGTTTGATGAAATACCACAATCATTTTCAGGCGTTTCAACTATACAAGTAACAAATCCTGGCTCAGGATTTACTTCATCTCCAACCATTACTATCGTTGGAGATGGAGCTGGAGCAACTGCTGCCGCTACCATAGTTAATGGTCAAATTCAAAACATTGAAGTTATAAATCGTGGTATCGATTACACTCGTGCTACAGTTTCTATTTCTGGCGGTGGTGGTTATGGGGCCGCAGCCGTTGCATCAGTCGATGGTAGAGTAGGAACTATTAGAACAGTTTACTATGATAATTTTGCACAGAGACAAATAGTGGATGAAAATGCTGGTGAAATTGACTATAATTCTGGAAAAATTACCATATCAAATATTTTAATTAAAGATGTCGAATCGGCAGATAATGAAATTCGTGTTACAATTGAGTCAGAAAAAGACATTATAAATTCTGTTAAAAATACAATTATTTCAATAGATGAAAACGATCCATCATCAATTAGTACAACACTAGAGACTGTATAATGTCAGTAACAGATTTAAAAACTTCAATATTTGTTCAAAAACAAATTCCAGAATTTGTAAAGGATGAATATCCTAAATTTGTTTCGTTTCTCGAAGCTTACTATGATTTTTTAGAAGCTCGGGCAAACACAACAACTACATCAAATAATCTAGTTACTTCAGCAAAAACGCTCAGAAACATAAAAGATGTTGATGACTCAATTGAACAATTTGAAAAAAACTTTTATAATACATATGCTTCATTGATACCATTAGAGGTGCAATCGAATAAAGCACTTCTCTTTAAACACCTTGCAAATCTATATCGTTCAAAGGGTAACGAAAACTCGTTTAAACTGTTATTTCAATTAATCTTTGGTCAAGATATTGATATTATCTATCCTAAAAATAACGTTCTTCGTGCATCGGCAAGCAAATGGAAAACTGACACAACATTAAGAATTAATCCTGATGTATACAGTCGTTATGTTGGTGATGGAACTAATACAATTTTTTATCTTGCTCAAAAAGTAGAATTAGATGAAGTAAATATTTTTGTTGATGATGTTTTAAAAACAGCAGAAGTAGATTATTACATTAACATAGAATATAGAAGATTAGTTTTTATCAATCCACCAGCAAATGGTGCGATTATCACTGCAAAATACATTGATTTTAATGTATCCCTTTTTGAGAACCGTAAGGTTACAGGCATTACTACTGGGTCAACTGCCATAGTAGAATCTGCAAACAAAAGAATCGTTGCAGATATTTTTATTCTCGGTTTACCAATCGAACTAATAGTCAATAATAATTCACTAAAAGGTTCTTTCCTAACTGGTGAGACAGTATCAATACCAATTATAGATGATATTAATAATGTTACAATCGACCTCCGTGCAACATCTTTCTCTGTAATTAAAAAATTCAATATTATAAATTCTGGAAATAATTATAGTGTTGGTGATATTATATCGGTTTCTGGTGGTAATGCCACATCGAATGCTTTGGGTGTTGTTGCAAGTATTTCCTCTGGTACAATTGATAGTGGATTGATTCATCATGGTGGGGCAGCATTTTCAATATCATCTCCAATATCAATTTCGGGTAATGATGCTTTTAGTACAATGTTGGTCGTTGTTGATGGTATCGACACTTCTGGTACAAATGCTGCAAATACTTTAATTATTTCTCCTGACGTAATTTCAAATTTAAATTTTAATGTTGGTGAAGTTTATGTCAACACATCTAATTTTGGTGCTGTATTTTCTAAATCCAATGTAAGTGCAGCTAATACTATTGGTGAAGCTTTAAATTTTATATCATTTCAAGTTGGTCCAATAACAAACGTTTCAGTTCTTTCATCGACAGTTCCACTTAATCAAAAAGATTTTATTGTTTTTGATGCAGCTGGCGCAGATTTTGGTGCCAATACTCCAAAAAGATATTCAAAGAGTTTGAGGTCAATTGGTCGATATAAAATTATAGATGGTGGTTCAAATTATAAAATTGGCGATGAAATTGTATTTGGCACAAATCCTTTAGGAACTTATGGACAACATGCGGCAGCAACCGTTGGAAAAATTGCGGCTAATGGATATATCGAAAGAATTGATGCTGCAAATAGTAGAATTTCCGGTGTCGGTACAGTATCAGCCGCATGTAATGAAATCGTTGGAACTGGTACAGCGTTTGATTTAGAATTGGTTGTTGGAGATAGAATTGATATCAATAACGAATCAAAAGTTGTAGCATCAATTACTAATAACACAATTCTCGTTGTTGATTCTGTTTACACATATTCAGCAACAGATAAACCGATTGGTGTTTATGGTCGTTGGCCATTAGGTGGTTATGGATATACACAAAATAATTTTCCATCAATAACCGTAAGCTCCACGACAGGTTCAAATGCGATTGTTCAAATCGACTCTTTAACTGGTGATAATGAACAAATATCCGCACAAGGTTTTGGTGCTAATGGACAAATTACTTCGGTTAATGTTATTGACCCTGGTTCAGGATATGAATACATTCCATCAGTATCTGTTTTGGGTGGTGATGGAACAGCAGTAGTTCGAGCCGAAATTGAACAATCTCTAATATCAACTTCTGGTCGTTGGACAACCAGCGATTCTATTCTTTCTTCTTTTGAAAGAAAAATACAAGGCGAAGATTATTACGTAGACTATTCTTATGTTCTTTCTTCACAGATAGAATTTAGTAAATATAAAGCAATACTAAAGCAACTTTTACACCCAGTCGGATTGGTTAATTATGCCTTCTATAATAAACAAAACGTTATTGAACTGACTGATGTTCTGGTTCAGGATGTAAAAGAAATAACTATTTCTGGTAGAGCTAATGTTGGTAACGGAAGCGCAGTTGTTGTAGGAGATAATACTAAATTTAATATTGCTAATACGTTAGGAATAATAACACTAAGTTCATTAATTGCCGTAAATGGTGAAGTTAGAAAGATAAACACGATTGTTAGCAATACGAAAATCATTACAACTTCAAATATTTCAAATCTAACGAT